CAAGGATTTCGGTGATCTTCTTGTAGTTTTGGCAACTGAATATAATGACGCTCTCCTGATTGTTGAACGAGAAAATATTGGTTGGGCGGTTCTTCAACAAATACGGGACCGACAATACAAGAATACCTTCTATAGTTCTTCGGACCTAAAAATAGTGGATGTTGAGAAACAACTTACCAATAGATTTGCCCATGATGATAAAAAACTTCAACCAGGTTTTTCAACTAATGTAGGGACGAGACAATTGGTGGTAAATAAATTGGAAGCATATTTCAGAGAAAGGTCTGTAATTATACGATCTATTCGAACGATCAACGAACTGAAGACCTTCATATTCGAAAACGGAAAGGCTCAAGCCGCTGAAAATTACAATGACGATTTGGCTATGTCATTGGGTATAGGATTGTGGGTGAGAGATACCGCTTTAAGATTACGTGAGCAGGGAATCTATCTTACCAAGAAAATGTTGGATGGTATTCACGTTCCGCAACCAGACCAAACACCCATTTATACCGCGAAACAACAAGCGGTTGGTCAGGAGCAGTGGAGAATGAAAATAGGCTATGGACAGGGTAAGACTGAAGATTTGACCTGGCTTCTAAAGTAATCACTTCTATTTATACTTTATGGCAGTCTTTACACATACACATAACAAAACCGAAAGGATGATACTATGGCATTAGGCAGCCCGTTGCGCCCACAAAACAAAGCATACAATAATGATGAAATCGACGTGAAAGAGCGCTCGCTGTTTTCACGATTGAAACAGCTCTTTTCATCCGGTGCGGTTGTTCGTAACATCGGTGGTAAGAAACTTAAGGTCAAAGATACCAGCGACCTGATGTATGCTACTGACCGCAACAGCTTAAGAGATAGGTTTAATCGTGTTCGTTCCACCGCTTATAATGCTTACACCCGTGATTTTGCCCTATCCTATCAAGCGGCTCGTATTGATTTGTTTCGTGATTATGACTGTGTAGGACCAGATACCATTGTTCCATTACCAGATGGGTCTAAGCCTACCATCAAGGAATTGGCTGAAAAATATAAGGACAAACCACAAGAGAGATTTGATGTATTTTCTTATGATCACGAAACAGATTCGATCAAACTGGGAAAAGCGTTTCATCCAAGAAAGAAAGATGGTAAGCGGGTAGGATACAAGGTAACTTTTGATAATGGGCAATCTGTCGTTGGAAGTTTGAAGCATCCATTTATGATGAGAGACGGGTCATATAAAATGATTTATGAACTCCGGGTTGGCGATTCTGTTATGCCATTTTATCAGCATACTAACAAAGTTGGGTATCGTAGTATTTATAATTATTCTCATGGCTGGGTGTCTGAACACAAACTCATTGCGACACAATTTTATGGAACAATAAATGAAAACGAATGCGTTCACCATAAAAATTTCAAGCAAGGCGAAAATCATCCAGATAATTTACAAATAATGACGAAGGATGAGCATATCCAATTTCATTCCAATTATAGTAAAAATGTATTGTGGGGAGACGAAAATTACGAAAATCAACTCAATAAACTGAAATCTCATCCGAATTATATAAACCGAGAATTTCATCACTGGGATGGAGAACGTCAGGGAGAAAACAATCCATTTTATGGAAAATCTCATTCAGATGAATCTAATGAAAAGCGTTCTGAAACGTTGAAGGAAGTATTTAAGAACAGAGATCAATCGGGAGAAAAAAACCCCAAATACAGAGACGATATAACGTTTGAAAATGTTAAAGAAAAAGCATTTGAATTTTACAAGGAAAATTCTAAAATAAATCTGTGGGATTTTCTCAAACACATTCATTGTGATCATTCCACTCTTCAAAATCGTCTTAAAAATGAGGGCCGGGATTGGAAATCTTTCAAACAGGAAGTTGAATCAACTTTAAACCACAAAATAATATCTATTGAAATTGTTGGTGAAATTGATGTGTATGATGTCACCGTTGAAAAATATGCTAACTTTGCAACGGATAGCGTAATTTGTAAAAATACAATGGATATGGACCCCATCCTCGCGTCAGCCTTGGATATTTACGCTGATGAATGTTTGACGATGAACGAAATGGGTAAGATTCTGGTGGTCCACGCGGAGGATGATAATATCAAGGGCATTCTTCACAATCTATTTTACGACATTTTAAACATTGAACATAACGGCTGGTCTTGGTTGAGAAACATGTCCAAATACGGCGATTTCTACCTTCGTCTTTACATTTCTCCTGAGTATGGTGTTTATCAAGTGGAACCTATTTCCGCTTATAACGTAGAGCGTATCGAAAACTCCGATCCTGTTAATAAGAACTACGTCAAGTTCCAAATCCGACCGACAGACACTTCTCAGGTGGAAACCCTTGAGTTTTTTGAGACAGCACATTTTCGTTTGCTTTCCGATTCTAACTTTCTACCGTATGGTAAATCCATGATCGAAGGCGCCCGGCGTGTTTGGAAACAGTTGTCTTTGATGGAAGACGCCATGTTGATTCATCGTATCATGCGTGCTCCTGAAAAGCGTATTTTCAAGCTGGATATCGGTAATATTCCTCCACAGGATGTTGATGCCTATGTGGAAAAAGCGGTTTCTAAAATGAAGAAGGTTCCGTATGTTGATCCAAACACAGGCGATTACAATCTCCGTTTCAACCTGCAAAACATGGTTGAGGATTTCATTCTGCCCGTTCGTGGTTCTGATAGTGGAACATCCATAGAAACTTTGGGCGATTTGGAGTGGACTGGTATTGACGATATTGAGTATCTCCGCAATAAGTTAATGGCTGCGCTCAAAATCCCCAAGGCGTTTTTGGGGTATGAAGAAGAACTTTCCGGCAAGGCTACTTTGGCTTCCGAAGACGTTCGTTTCGCGCGAACCATTCAGAGAATGCAGAAGACGTTTATTTCTGAGTTGGAAAAAATCGCGATTGTCCATCTGTATTCCCAGGGCTATAAAGATGAAAGTCTTGTTCAGTTTCATATTGAGCTTACCAATCCATCGACCATCTTCGAAAAAGAAAAGGTTGAGTTGTGGACAGCGAAGACTGATTTGGCAAAAAATATGATGGAAGCCAAGATATTTTCCAAACAATGGATTTACAAGAACGTCTTTAAGTTGGCGGATGACGAAGGCGAAGAATTACTTAGTCAGCTTGTTGAAGACTCCAAACAAAACTGGAGATTCAAGAGTATTGAAGAAGAGGGTAATGATCCAGCCAAACCATTCCAGAAAATTAACCCGAAAGCTGACCAACAAGGCGGACCTGGTGGCCCTATGGATATGGGCGGGCCTCCAATGGGCGGTCTTGGTGGAATGCCTGATATGGGTGGGCCGGGAGGTCCAGGCGGCGGACCTGAAGCTGAATTGGCATCCGCTTTGGGTGGGCCGAGCGGCGGACCTCCGCTGACAGAAGAGACAGAGGATAGTGGCAGTATGGTCACTGAAAAACACGGCGAGCACGCTGAAGATTGGGTGAGGCCGTCTCAAAAGGGAGAGAAAAAAGCTACAGATTATCCATTTGGAGAAGATCCTCTTGGCGATAAAGAAAACAATGAAAAACCAAGGCCGGGACGTGAGATACGACACATTTTCCAAGGTGGTTCTCCCTTAACGTTGGAATCCATGTTGAAAAGTCGGTTAATCACAAGTCTGAAAACCTACTTGGATAAGGCTGGACCTGAGAAAAAGGAATTAATAAGGGAAGCAGAAGCGACTCATAGGAAGTCGATACTCGACGAATCCAATATTATTGATGAGTAAATAGGGATATGTTTCACGTATTTTCTCCATATTTATAAATCAGAAGAGTGTAGATTATGCCAAAAAAATTGCGCCATTCAAAGTTCAGAAATACTGGTATTTTATTTGAGCTATTGACCCGTCAGGTCACGGCTGATATTATTGCTGGCAAAGACGATTCCGAAGCCAAGGATTTGCTCTTCAAATATTTCCGTGAAAATACCGAATTAGGAAAAGAGTGGAGATTCTACAACTTTCTTTTGACGGAAAAAATTAAAGATGAAACCCAGGCTGAGCGTTTTATTTCCGTGATTACTGAAGCTCGTAGAAAAATGAGCAACGCAAAACTTTCCAGAGAAAAATACGATCTCATCAAAGAAATCAAGGAACTCTATCCGATTGACGAATTTCTA